CGAGAAAATTAACGAACTACTTAACTCCTTCGAAGTTGTTGAACCACAACTCATCATCCACCAACCAGGATTGTTTGACGCATCTAACAGTTAAACAATATTTTGATAAACATTTAAAAAAATAAATATGGAAATAATATATGGAATTATCGGTTTGATGTTTGGAATCGCACACACTTACGATTATTTATGCAATGAATTTGAAAGTCCTGTAAAGAGAATATCTACAACTTTAGGTATAGCATTTATTTGTGTTTTTCCTTTGACATTTTTGCTTTGGCCAATACTCTTTATGTTATGGCTACTTAATATTTTACGCAAATAATATGTATAAACAATCCTCAATAGACCAAGTTAGAGAAGCAGATATTGTAGTTATCGTTTCGAATTATGCCGAATTAAAACGTGCTGGTTCTTTATACGAATGCAAATCTCCTTTTAATCCAAACGAAAAATCGCCAAGCTTTAAAGTTTCGCCTGCAAAAAACAATTTTGTTTGTTACAGCACGCAAAAAAAAGGTGACGGAATTAAATTTGTTATGGAACACGACAACTGCTCTTTTTATGAAGCTATTCAGAAAATAGCAGATATCTGCGGCATCGTATTAGAACGTGAAGAAGAAACCGAAGAAGTAAAACAAAAACGTACTGAAAAAGAAGAGTTATTCCGTTTAATGGAATGGGCAGCTAAAAAATACCAAAAAGGATTTCAGAATTTACCAGCGGATCATTGGACCAAAAAAATGACAACCGAAAGACAAATTAATGAAGAAACTCTTTTGACTTTCGGAATTGGGTTTGCACCTGATGAATGGAAATTTTTAACCAACCCAATTATTGAAACCGCCAAATTTGAAGCAGGTAAAACCGCTGGATTGGTAAATGTAAAAGATGGCAACTCGTTTGACTTCTTCAAGAACCGCTTAATCTTCCCAATTGAAGATGTAAACGGAAACGTAATTGGTTTTGGTGGCCGATGCGCTGATGATGATCCTGCAAAAGAAAACGGAAGAAAATACATCAACTCGAAAGAATCGATTATTTACTCAAAATCTCGCTCGCTTTACGGAATTTATCAAGCCAAAAAAAGCATTACAAAAACAAAAACTGCGGTTTTATGTGAAGGCTATACCGATGTAACCGCTTTGCATCAATATGGTTGCGATATGGCGGTGGCATCAGGTGGAACGGCTTTGTCAGATGAACAATGCAAACTGCTTAATCGTTTTGCAGCACACGTGATTATTTGCCGAGACAATGATGGCTTTGATGCTAACGGAAATCCGAAAGCTGGAACCAAAGCTGCACTGGAAGACATTAACAAATTATTAGCGAACCGCTTTAAAGTTTCGGTGGTAATTTTTCCTGAAGGAGAAGATCCGGATTCCTATTCAAGAAAGCACGAAGACATTAAACAATTCATTTTTGAAAACGCACAAGATGCTGTGCTTTGGAAAACTACCTTTTTAAAGAATCAGGCGGCAAATGATCCTGATAAACTTTCGGAAGCAGTTACATCGGTGGCTGAAATGTTGTATCAAATTAAAGACGACATCAAGCATAACACTTATGTTAAGGATTGTAACAAAATTTTAAAAACGCAATTAACTTCTTTGAAAGCGAGAATTAACGATTTCGCATCCAAAGCAATTGCAAAAATTGAAAAAGGAACTTCTGACGAAACTACTTCTTTAGATTTAGGTTTGCCACCAGGAGCCGATTTTGAAGAATTTAAAAAGCACAGATTTTGTACCATTGAAAACTCGTGTTGGTTTCAAAACAGAAACGGAAGTTTTTTCAAAGGCACCAACTACAGAATTACACCGCTTTTTCACGTTTATGGAAAGAATGATAACAAACGGTTATGCGAAGTAATTAACGAAGTAGGCTCAAAGAAACTAATTGATTTTGATTCATCTGATTTTGTTTCAGCAAATAAATTTGATGAAGCGTTGATTAACGAAGGGTATTTTGTTAAAACAGAGAACTTTTCAGCCAACCATTTTACTTTGATGCGTAACCGAATACTTTCGGATTTTATCATGGCATTTGAATTAAAGACACTAGGCTGGCAACGTGAGGGTTTCTTTGCTTTTGCAAATTGCGTGTATTTTAATAATATGATTAAAAATGTAAACGAATACGGAATTGTTCAGGTAGAAACTGAAGGTGCGGATAAATCGGAATATTTTGAAGAAGTGAAACACTTTTATTCTCCAGCGTTTTCAGAAATATACAAGCACACACGTGATGATGATGATCCGTATGAAAATGACCGATATTTTGTTTATAAAACGGCTCCAGTTACAATGAACACTTGGATGAAGCAAATGAATTTAGTTTATAAAGACAAAGCTATTATTGGAATTGCATCGGTTTTCTTTTCATTATTTAGAGATTTATTTGTGAAAACGCACGCTGTATCTCCCCTACTATTTTTATCAGGAGAAAAAGGATCGGGTAAATCAAAGTATGCTGAATCGTTAGCTTCGCTTTTCACTTACAAGCAACCAGCATTCGATTTAAACGGTTCTACTTTGGTAGCGTTTTCAAGAAGAATTGGAAGAACCCGAAATGCCTTAACCATTTTGGAAGAGTTTCACGACAACATCGATATGAAAATTTTACAATCCATAAAAGGTTCTTACGATAATAGAGGGCGCGAACTTGGAATGGCAACTGGAGACAACCGAACCAAAGTAGCCAAAGTGAATTGCTTTTTAGTAATGCTTTCGCAATATTTATCTACTTGGGATGATAATGCCATTACATCACGATCTATTATTCAAGATTTTATTAAGCCTCAAGAAAATTTTACTCAGGAAGAAATTAACGATTACAACCTATTAAAGTCTTGGGAAGAAGAAGGTTTAACCTCGCTAATTTTAGATATTGTTTCGCACCGAAAAGAAGTGGAAAACAAATACATAAAGATGTATGCTGATTTAATTAACAAATTAAAAAAAGATTTGAAAGGCCACGATTATCAGGAACGTATGTTGCAAAATTATGTGGTGATATTAACACCAATTTCAGTCCTTTGGGAACACTTTAAGTTTCCATTTACATATGACGAAATGTATCAAATGGCTAAAAATGCTGTAATCGACTCTTCTGATCGAATTATAGAATCGGAAGGATTGGCAGAGTTTTGGAAAACATTAGAATATTTATTGGATCGTCAGCCTTATCCGCTTTTAGTAAAAGATATGCACTTTATCATTGACAAACCAATAAGTTTAAAGCTTCAAGGTAGAAAAGGCGAAAAGGAAATTGAATGGAACAACGACAGCCGAAAGCGAGTATTGTATTTGCGTTTAAATGCGGTGCATCAATTGTATCACAAAGAGGTTTCTACACGTGAAGGTGTAGATGTAATTGGAGAAAACACATTGCGAAATTATTTTAAATCAAAAAAATACTTCATTGGAGCTGTAAGAAGCCACCGATTTAACGACACTGCCACATCAGCCTATATTTTTGATTATGATATGATGGAGCATAGTGGAATATTGAATTTGATAAGAACTAAAGAAGATGTTTTTATACCAGAAGAAAATCCTGAGTTTAACGACAATCCGTTTTCATAATGAGTTTAAAAGAAGAAATACAAGAATATATTAAAAAACATAAAGATCCAATGAAACACGAATTTGCAGATGGCTCAAAAGTAATTAACCAAAGGCTATCGCATTTCTTAATCAATTGGCACAATCAAGCCGTTCACGAGTATAAAAATTTTGGCACCAAAAAAAATGAAGCCGCCATAAGAAAATTAATCAGTAACAATTAAATATTTAAATATGACAAAACCAGTCGCAAAAACCGCCAGAGCAAAGAAGTTTCAAGTATTTGTAGGCACAGAATTAAAAGCAGAAAGTAATTTTCAACAAGATGCGCTTAAGGAATTAGGCAAATTGCAGAAAATTAATTATGTGGAAATAAAATTTGTAAACCACGATGCAAAAATTTCGCATCTGTACAAAAAAGACAGATACGATAAAAACTATCGTGTTACAGGAACCGAATACGTAGCACCTTCCAAAGCCGTAGCTGAAGAAGTAACTGCAGAGTAAAAACTCAAAAAAAACTCTAACGTTCTTATATATGACAACGCCTTAGTCAAAAAAACCAAACTGGGTTGAGAGAGTTCCTGGTTTATTTTAAAAATCATTTATTATCAATAAAATTATCAAATTATGAAATGTACTTGCATAAAAGAAATTCAGAACAAAATAATAGAAGCTCATCCAACTTGGAATGGAAAAAAAGTAGTTAGTGTTAAAGTTCCTGTAGTATATATTTTTAGTAACCCGCCTAAGAGTGTAACTCAAACAAATATTGAAATAGAAGTTGAAAATCAAAAGAAAAAATATGAGGTAGGACTTAATCATACCTACTGCCCTTTTTGTGGAATTAAACAATCTGAAGAATAACGATATGGGAAAAGCAGCAAAAAAAATACTTAATGCAATGGCAAAGAAAATTGCCTATCAAGTCAAAGACAACAAAGACAACAGCGATTTTCTATCAATGATTGAAAGTATGGAAGCTAATAAAATGTATCGAGTAAAAAAACACAAACAATTTTTATTTGATGGTTTAAACGCGCCAGGAAGTTTTTGGAAAAGTCAATTTTTAATAAAAAAATAAGATATGAAACAAACAGCAATGCAACAAGCTATAAAAGAAATAGCAGGTTTACGATCAAGTCCAAGTGATACACCAAATTACACACAAATTTTTAACGTTTTAGAAAATAAGTTAGAAATAGAAAAGCAACAGATTATTGATGCTTATGACTATTCATATGGAGTTGCTTCTTTTAAAACAGGAACTACGCCAGAACAATACTATAACGAAACATTTAACAAATAAGATATGAAACAAGAAACACATGAATTAGTAACTAAAAAATTAACGTTATAATATGGCATTTACATTATCAGGTTCAACAATAAACGTTTTGTGGCTACGAGCAGACGGACTTTCCACACATTACTTGTCGCACGTTTGATTGTAACCACTGTTAGCATCAGTTTTTTATTTGACTGTAATTCGTAAAATTAAATTAATAAAGTATAAACAATTAATAATCAATCAGTTCTTATTTGATGGTTATTTGACTAAATAAAATAAAATGAGTAAAGAAGTAAAAGTACAATTAACAGTTTCTTATGATAAAATAAGACAAGTTCTGTGTTTAATGTATGGTAAAGTATTACAAGATTCAGAGTTAGAAGAATTGATTGGTACTGAAGTATTAAATATAGAATCAAATATTTTTGGCGAACAAAAAGATGAGATAGAGCAAGTTGTAAGCGCTATGGTTTTAGCTAAAAAATTACAAGAAAAAGAAGATTTAGAACCAAAGAAAAAATCTAAATTTCAAGAACGATTAGAAGCAATGCAACAACAAAGGTCAAACGGGAATGAACGTCTTTAATTGGTGCTAACGTATCGCAGATAAGCGAGGGTAAAGCCTTCAAAAATGAAAATTTAATCTTAAAACTAAATATTATTATGAAAACAAAAATTTCAAATTGCCGCAATTGCTTTGCTCTTGCTTATGTGCTGTTAGTAGCTGTTTTTTTTGTCGGTTGCAAACAAGATACTGGATATACTAAAAGATATATTGTATCAAAATCTGACGATGATAATTGGACTACAAGCGGAATTATAGAATGTGACAGCCTTACAATGGTAAACAGATATAAAGCTACTTTATGGATTGATGGGCAAAAAATGAATTTAGAAGGCGGAATGATTAAAGTATTTTCAAATAGAAGTTATGTCGGCTCAAAATAGCTACTAACACCATGATTAGCGATCGTTTTAATGTCGCCAATCATTTGTTATTGCCACCCCAAATTTAAACCGCCACACAAGGCGGTTTTTTCATTCTATTACGATGGACAAATGGAACTATAAAATTCCAAATACAAGGCCACAAATCAAACAAAAAGCAGTATTTTAAAAACTATCCACCACATCATCCAAATAAGTCAGTTTACACTCCCCCGCACCCCCAAAATTTAAAAATTTTTTGCAAAATTTTTTTTTTCAAAAAATATGATGATTTTCGGTTCCAAAAGTTCCACAATCCCACAAAACTACTTTTCTATAGATATAATCTATTGTATATATTTAATAATCAGTATATTAAGTCTAAATAAGAGTTGTGGGACTTTTTAAAATTCTGTGGGATTTTTGTGGGATTTGTGGAACTATTTTTTTAAGGTTCCACAAAAAAAGCATAGTTCCCACAAGTTCCTACGGGTTGTGGAACTTTAAAGCGTTGAAAATCAGCGTTGTGGAATTCTGGAACTTTTTTTTCGGAAATACGCTAACTTTTTTGTAAATTTTATTTATTTTTTTGCAAGTTTCTGTATAAAAAATCGTATTTTTACTACTAAACCGCTGAAAATATGATAGTTATCTCAATCCCTGTAAAAAATCACGTAAAAAAGTACTTGGTTAAGCGTTATGGAACCATTCATCAGGTATCAAAAAAGACTTTTATTGGTCTGTTTTTGCTCCAGCTTCTTGAAAAAAAGATTGCAAAGCCTGAAAAGGAAATAAAAAAAGGTTTTTTTTATGAACTTGAGGTCCCGGAGTATTATTTTAATACCAAAGGTTTTAATGTAGATGCTAATAAATTGGCTGTTTTGGGTATTTGTTTAGAAAAATTGTTCATTGAGGATTTTTATTCTTTTGTTGACAATGAGTTGGCAAAAGGTGATATGACGGCTAAAAAAGCCATTAAGTTATTTTTTAGTATTTATGATCTTACTGAAAACGATTTAAATCAGGATTCGATGTATCGAAATTACCAGCGTTTTTCAGGTGAAAATATTAAACTAAAAAAACAGAGTTTAGCAAAAATTTAGTAAAAAAAACCGCTGAAACCTTATGTATAGCAAAGGAAAAAAGCGACAATTCTATAAAAATAAATTTAAAAAAAATGAATTTTACTTGTGATGAGCAACTATCTGGAGTTGCGGAATTAGATTTTTATCTATTAGAAGAAACCAGTAATTGGCCAATACTACTTTCAGACAGTAATTCGTCTCAAGTAGTATTTTCGCCATCACCGCATTCGGTACAGGCTACAATTAAACCGGATAGTATATCTGTATCAGATCAAAAATCTACAAAAGCTAACGGATTGGTACACGCAATTACTATTAAAATGGATTTTATAACACGTTCCGAAGCATTGGAACAACTGCTGGAACAATATGAAAACAAACCAGGAGTTGTTATTGCCAAATTTAATAATGAATTTCAAAAAATATATGGTTCAAATATTGAGCCTTTGTATTTAGTTTATGAAGATGTGCCGGGTGTAAAAATTGATGGTGATGGTATTACAAGCCTTGAAATAAAAGGCGAAACCGCAAAAAGACCTGTGTTTTATTTGCCTTAATTTTATTGTCCTATTTTAAGACTATAGATACATTTAATATTGTACTGTGAAATAATGGTAACAATAAATGAAACGTAACACATACAGTCTTTTAAGTAGTAAATGGATGTTTTCTGGTGATTCAGGAAATGATCTGCTTCCGTTTTTAATGAACATCATTAGCGGTAAGGAAATTAAAGAGACTTTAAACACTACAGGGTTTTATTTATCAGATGCTACTATGGTATTTAATCCGTTTAATCCCAATGAAGCAAGTGCTTCTTCTTCTACAGAAGAAAAGGTTGGAATTATTCAGGTACATCATCCAATTTTTAAATATGATCAGGTTTGTGGTCCAAATGGAACGCAAACCATTATGTCTGTTTTAGAAGGTTGGCGAAATGATGCTTCAATTATTGGTGTAGTTATGGATTTCAATTCAGGTGGCGGACAAGTTTCGGGAACACCTGAAATTGCTAACTACATATTTAATTATGACAAACCGCTTGTTTCTTATTCAAATGATGTTGTAGGTTCTGCAGCTTATTATATGTATGCGGCTTCTAATTATAGAATGCTAAATGAATTTGCCGATGTTGTTGGAAGCATTGGTGTGATGACACAAGGCATCAATATGAAAGGTATTATTGAAAAGCAAGGCGGAAAGGTTTTTGAAATCTATTCCGATTTGTCTCCAGAGAAAAATATTGCAAGCAGAAAACTTCAAGAAGGTGACGAACGTTATGTGATTGAAAAAACCCTAAATCCTTTGGCAGAGAAGTTTCATTCAGATATGAAACGATTTTTACCTAACATTTCAGAAAAAGCATTAAAAGGCGATGTTTTTTCTCCTAAAGAAGCTATACAAGAAGGATTGGTTGATTCTTTTGGAACGCTACAAAATGCAATTGATAAAGTTTTTGAATTATCAAAAGCATCAAAACCGAATAATTCTAAATCAAATACAAATATGAACACAAAATCGCTACCAAATGTGGAAGCTGTTTTAGGTTTAGACGCTTCGTTAGCTTTAACGGAAAACGGAAGCTATCTAAATGAAGAACAGTTAGACGCTATCGAAGCAAGTTTGAATACTGCAACTGAAACCAGTGCAAATCTTCAAACGCAATTGGATGATGCCAACGCAAATCATCAAACGGCAATTGATGCAGTGAATGCTCAATTAACAGATGCACAAAACAATGCTACTGCATTGGAAACATCTGTAGACACTATTATGACAAATTTAGGTTTGTCAGTTGAAGGATCTATCACTGAAAAAATTGATGCTATAAACGCAAAATCAGTTGTTTTAGGTAAAAGAGATGGTGCAGGATCAACTACACCAAAATTTGATGCTAAAAAAGAAGAAGGTACTAACTCAATGGGTGATTTAAATATCGCTGGGGTTGATGTTAAATCTGCTTTAGATTGTTAATTATTAATTTTTAAAAATAAAAACTATGTCAATTATTGCTACAGAAATAGTTACCAAATTTGGGGCTTATTACTTAGAAGAAGGACAAAACATGGATAGATTAAAAGATGCATTGCGTCAGAAATCGGTTACTCCAGAAGTTTGTGTTCCTATTATCACGGAAAGTGATATGTATCGTTCTGCTAACGTTGCGTTAGGAGAAATTGTTCAAGGATTTCAAAAAGGTTTCACTCCAAAAGGAGATGTTACTTTTACACCAAACGAAATTCGTTTGAGAAACATTAAAGCGGATATCACTATGGATCCGGATGATGTAAAAGGAAAATGGTTAGGGTTCTTAGCTTCATTAACGGAGCAAGATAGAACACAATGGCCTATTGTTCGTTATATCTTAGAAAAGCACATTGCTACTCGTATCCCACACGATATGGAAACGCAAGCGTACTTTAAAGGTGTTTATGCTGCTCCAACAACTGGAACTGCAGGTGCTGCTTCAGCATCATTAGATGGTTTGAAAAAATTGATTGATGATGGTTTAACAGCAGGAACTGTTAATGCATTATCATTAAGTGCTACACCTTCTGCATCAAATATCTTTGATATTATTGAAGAAATTGCAGACGACATTTTAGCTTCTAACAATGCTTTAGAAGGCGTGCCAATGAATGTATGTGTTTCTCCAAGCTGGATGAGAGCGTACTTCAGAGACAAAAGAAATACGCACGGTGCTGATACCAACTACTCAGGTACAGGAATGGAAACAATCGATTTCACTCCAAACTTCAAGTTAGTGGCGTTACCATCTATGGAAGGTACTAACTATATTTTTGCTACTCCAGCAGACAATATGGTTCATTTACGTAAAGTAAATGGTATGAGTACGCCAAACGTACAATTATTTGACCGTCAGGTTAAAGTATTGTTAGATTGGTATGAAGGAATTGGATTCTTACACAACCAATTGGTTTACGCATACAAACCAGCTTAATTTTAAGTTATGGCAAAGAAAGTAACTGCTCCTTCTGCGGAAGGAGCTACTTCAAATGAAGTAGAAGAAACTACAGCAGTAGAAAATACTGAAGTAGTAGGTACAGAAGTAGAAGATACTACAGAAGTTGAAAATACTGAAGTAGTAGCTGCGGAAGTAGAAGAAACTACAGATGTTGAAAACGCTGAAGTAGTAGCTGCGGAAGTAGAAGAAACTACAGATGTTGATAACGCTGAAGTAGTAGCTGCGGAAGTTGTAAATGAAACAGAAGTGATTGCTTCTGATGTTTTCATTGCAGAAGATGGTACAGAAGTAGAATTTGCTGTAAAGCATTTTATCTACGCGAGAAGAAACTATACAGTTGAAGAAGCTGTTGCGGAAATTCCTGAAGCATTACAGGAGTTGTACGAAAGAAAGTCATTCATTTTTAAAAAAATATAACTGATGATTACATTAGAAGATATCGGACAAGAAGTTTGCGAACCAGCAGCTGGTTTATCGCAAGTTTATTATTCATTGCATGGTGACTACACCAAAATTGAAGATCCAAAAGATATTTGTGGCACTGTAACTGCTAGTACTTTTGAAGAGTTGGTAGAAATACCTGCTACGCCAGGACACGATTTTGTTACTGGAAAAAAAATACACGAATTAAAATTCATTACCGAAACAGGAACTATCAAATCAACAATGGTTGGTGAAAAAGGTAGAAGATTGTTTGAAAATGAATTGGTGGTAGAAGTAGGTGGTTCTGATGCCGCTTTACTTGGTTTCCTTCGTTGGATTAAAAACCAAAAATTAGTGTTTAACGTGGTTGAGTTTGGTACAGGAAATGTTCGTCAATTAGGTTCAAGCAGAATGCCTGCATGGGTTGAAGGTATTGAGCACGCAATTGAAGCTGTAATGGACGGTAAAAACTCGGTTACATTGACATTGAAAGACAAACAAAAATGGCCAGCTTCTATTTATAAAGGAGTATTGCAATTGGTGCCAGCAACATAATTTGATTTCTTTTTTTTTTAGCTTGAAAAAGCGTTCTGTAATGGAACGCTTTTTTTATTATATTTGTTTTATTAATCCTAAATTTATTTATTATGAAAAATCCAAATCCATGGTACAACAAAACTATTTTAGTAGTTTTATCACTAATTATTTTATTTCCAGTTGGACTTTATGCTCTATGGAAAAATGAAAAAGCACCCAAACCATTAAAAATTGCTGTTAGTATTTTAATTGCTTTTTTTGTAATTTATTCAGTAAATACTGACAGACCAGCTCCTGAATTTGATATTAAAGCGGAAAAAGAAAAACAATTTGACAAAAAAGCAGCTAAAATTAAAGTTGATTCATTAGAGAAAGAAATTTCTAAAATTAAAAATTTTTCTTATTCAGATAAGGATGAATTCAAATCTGTAGAATGGATTAAACCTAAATCAGAAAGAAAAACATTTGACAATACTATTTACGCTTATTATGGAAAGGATTCTTCCAGTGTATATAGTCCTAGAATTGTTATTAGATATTATGGTGAAGATTGGATTTTTTGGAAAAAAGCAGTTTTTTTAATTGATGGTAAAGTTTTTAATTTTATTCCTGAAGAAAATCCTAGTAGAGATAATAATTCTGAAGTATGGGAAATTTCAGATTCAAATCTAACTGATTTTTTTATTGAAAAATTTATGAGTTTTAAAACTGCTAAATCAGTAAAATATAGATTAGAAGGAGATTATTCTAAAGATTTTACTTTGAGTAAATCAAAAATAAATAGTATTTACAATATACTTCTTTTAAATAAAATGGAAATGGAATTATTTGAAATCAAAAATAAATTACAATTAAACAAATAATTCATATATTTGAAGTCTCAAAAGAAAACATCATTTAGTACTGGTTTAAATCAGCAGGAGTTCGGTAGCGGTAACGCCCGACAGCCTAACTTCTTTTTTGATGTTTTCTGCTGGAGAGCTCCTGCAATGATATAAACAAAGTATGTACGATTACGTTTCTCAAATATCTGAATTTATAAATGACAATTTTGCTCCTGCAGAAAATGCAGATTCAGCAAATACACGTATGTCTTCTGATGAATTATTAGGTTTTTTGTTTCAAACGTTCCCAGCAGGTTGTATTTCAGATTATGAATTGAATGAAATTATGCTGAAACTAAAATACAAAAGAGAAACCTACTCTATTGCAATTGAAATTACAAGAAGTAAAAAACAAATAGAAGATAATGTTCCGGCAACCTATACTTACGAACTTTGCACAGGTTGGTGTATGAACTCAAAAGCATTAAAAGAAAAATTGACTAATTAGGCGTTGGTCATAACACTTAGTGTTGAATGAAGCGGACAAATGTCCGCTTTTTTTATGTCCTATATTTACGCTTTCCGTTTTTTGATATTTGTACTATGAACGCAATAGAACAATGGAAAGCAAACGGAACTCCTTATAAAGAAGGAGTTTTGTTGTATGCGAGTTTACCTACGCATAATAAAATGTTGCTTAAAAAATTCCAAAAAAAGCAATCGCCACAATTACTGGAAAAATTGAAGTATGAGTTGTCAAAAATTGACAAGTCAGAAAAAGCAATTGAAAAACCTATTATTATAAAAATAGTGTCTAAACAAAATGTGTCAAAAATTGATGTTGTGCAGTATATTGAACAACAACAAACAAACTACCAAACCAAACAAGCACTATACTTTCACGAATTACCTACAGAAATGCGCCCTTTTCTTTTGGAAGCCAATACCCTTTTTAAAGAAATGTGTTTCTTAAAAGTGCAATTAAATGAATTGCCGGATGAAGCAGAACTTAAAGCAATAGAAATTCAGTTACAAATTAATCAAAAGCAAAAACGAAATGCGTTGTGCTGGGAAAAAATTGACTATTGGAAAACACATAAAGTAGCTCCAAAAGAAGCTAAATCAAAGTTTGAAACATTAACGCCTGCTAACTTGGTAAAACAAGAGCAGTATCTTTTTGCGAGTATTAGCAAAATGAAAAAGCGATTAGCTGAAAATAAAGAGCAATTAAAAACAGCAAACGGAGTAAATGAAGTAAATAAGTTGCAACGTGCTGTAGCGAAACAAGAAAGCACGCTCATTGCTAAAAATGAGGAATTAATAACCATAAAACGCCTAATTAATGGAAACTAACATTTTAACCGCTCCACTGGAATGGAGAACAGAAAAAAGAAAAGTAAAAGACTTAGTACCTTATGAGTACAACCCAAGAACGCTAACAGAAGAGAAAAAAGCACTTCTGATTAAAAGCATTGAAAAGTTTAACCTTGCTGAAATTCCTGCAGTAAATACCGACAATGTTATTATTGCCGGACATCAAAGAGTAAAAGTTTTGATGGATATTGGAAGAGGCGAAGAGCTAATCGATGTGCGTATTCCCAGCCGAAGTTTAACTGAAATTGAATTTAAGGAATACAACATTACTTCAAACGTTCCAGTTGGTTTTTGGGATGTAGATGTATTAGAAGCACACTTTGGTGATGTGGATTTGGAATCGCTTGGATTAGTTTTAGGAGATATTGAAATACCTGGTGATGCTCTTGGCGAAGAAGGTGATAATGAAGAAGAACAAGAGTTTGATCCTACTCCACCAAAGGAACCAATTACAAAACTTGGTGATGTTTACGAATTAAAATCTGTACAAAAAGGAATTAAGCACGTAATTGTTTGTGGTGATAGTACCAAAAATGATGCTTATAAAAAATTAGGACCAGAAGAATTTAACTTGGTTCTAACTGATCCTCCGTATAACGTAAACTATGAAGGTGGTACAAAAGAACGTTTAAAAATTGAAAATGATAATATGTCTACAGGCGATTTTTATACGTTTTTGTATTTGTTTTATCAGGAAACATTTTTGAAAGCATTACCAGGTGCGCCAATTTATGTTTTTCACGCAGATAGTGAAGGTGCTAATTTTAGAAAAGCATTAGCAGATGCCGGCTATAAACTTTCGCAATGTTTAATTTGGTTAAAAAATTCAATGGTATTGTCAAGACAAGATTACCATTGGAAACACGAACCTTGTTTATACGGATGGAAAGAAGGTGCTTCTCATACTTGGTACTCTGACAGAAAGCAAACTACTATTTTGGAGTTTGATAAGCCTTTGCGAAATGAAGATCATCCAACAATGAAGCCTATTGAATTATTTTGTTATCTGATAAAAAACAGCAGTAAGCAACGTGATATTATAGGCGATCCTTTTGGTGGTTCCGGCACTACTTTAATATCGTGCGAGAAAACTTGGAGACAAGCAAGAATTATTGAATTAGGAGAAAACTATGCCGATGTTCATATCAAGCGATACATTAAGTATATGCGAGATAATCGTTTACAATTTGAGATTATAAAAAATGGACAAAAGTTGTCCAATGAACAATTTGAACTTTATTTGAATGAATAAACTTCCTTTTAGAATACAGAAAGGTGATACCACACTGGAAAAGATTATGGCACATCATATTGATCCAGTGCGGTTTCCTTTGTCTCCAAAATTAGAGGAGATAAGAAAGCGTTGGTCAGAAGTACTCACGCTTTCATTTAACTATTATTCTCCACAGCAAATAGTAAATAAATTAATGGAAGATTATGGTGTTTCATTAGCTTCTGCTTATTTGGATGTGAAGAACGCGCAAATTTTGTACGGAAACGTAATGGAATCCGATAAAAAAGGAAAACAGGCTATTTTATACGAATATGCGCATAAATACTATCAACGTTCTATTCAGGCAAAAGACTTAAAAGCTCAGGCTAAAGCATTGGAATTAATGTCGAAATTCGGTGGATTAGATGAAGTTGACTTGGCTGACTTCAATCCTGAAAAACTTGAAAACGTGGAAATTAAGTTTGCAATTCCTAAGGAATTATACCAATACTTAAAAATGCAACCAAATGAAGGTGTTGATGATTCCAATTTATCGGCTCCAATTGACATTGAATATGAAAATGTAGATGAAGATGAAGAACAAAGCGAAGACTAAAGTTATTAATCTAAACATTCCACAGGCAAAAGCATTTGTAAATATGCGCCAAAAGAATTATTGGGAATGGAGTCGTGGAACAGGTAAGTCTACAGGATTAGCATTTGGAATGCGCCAATTTGTAGTTCAAATGCCAAGAGCTTCATTCTTTTTGGTAGGTGCTACTTATTCGCAGATACTTTCTCGGACATTACCCAGTACTATTGAAGGATTGGAAATGTTTAATTTATATCAGGATGTTGATTATGTTGTAGGGCGTTCCGGTAAGAAAAATGGGTTTCAAATGCCATTTCAGCCACCTAACCAATGGAATAACATCATTCACTTTTCGAATGGTGCAATATTTCAGTTGGTATCATTAGACAATCCGAATACTGGTCGTGGTTTAAACTCTTATGG